AGATGCGCTCGAAACAGAAAATCGCCGACAGCACGGCGCAGAGGGCGAAAACGGCAATCAGCGCCAGTTTGAAAAAGGGCATGATGTCCTCCGATTTCGGCCCACCGGCTTACAGGGGTGAGGATCGGGACAGAGTGCGGCCCTGCGGCTCGAAAGCCTCCCGCATCGCGCGATCCGCCCCTGAGCGCCGGGGGCGAGCCTGTTAGGCGGCAGCGCCGCCCTGTTCGTTGTTCGGGGCCTGCGCGGCAGCGACTGCCGCCAGCAGCTTGGTCGCCCGCTTGATCTTGTCCTTGACTCCGACGCGCGCATGGAGGCGCTGGGCTTCGGTTAAGGTCGCAATCGTCGCGGCCAAGGCATCGGCGGAATCCTCGACAACCAGACCTTCGCAGATGCGCAGCTGCTCGTTGCCGATGGCCTTGAACAGCTTGGCGCGAACCTCATCGTGAATGTCGAGGTCCGCCGTCAGCGCCCCGGTGCGGGTCAGAACGTCAAGCGGGAAAGGATCGCCTGCGGCCTGCATCTTGAGCGCCGCATCCGCGATTTCCTCCACGATGATGGTCGCAGCGTCGCGCTGGTAACGCGAGGGCATAGCGACCTGATGCCGCAGCAGGAATTCGGCGATGTCGAGCGCCGCCGCATATTCGCCTACGTCGATATGCCAGACCATGACGGTGGGAACGACATCAGCGGCGAGGCCAGTGCCGACGCCCCGATCAGCGGACAGGACGCCCGCAACCCAATCGAAATATTCCGGCAGCATTTCGCGCTTCGCCGCGATCTTCATGTCGATCGAGCGAATTTCCTTGAGGCGGCGCAGGTCATGGGTGAGCCGGAGGCCGATCTGGGCGGCGGCGCGGTCAGCGGGCGAGGCGTTGGCCGCCCCTGCTGCCGGGAGAGTATCGGCAGCAGGGGTGGCATCCGCTCCACCATCGGGAGCGGACGCAACAGTCTTGGCAGCAAGGATCCTGTCCCTGTGGCGGCGAGCGAGGCTCATGTGCGTGTCCTGTCAGATGGAGGGATTACGGGAGCCGGATCAGGCGGGCTTCTTGCCCATCACGACGTTTTCGACCAAAGCGCAGCGGCCATAGTCTTCCACGACATAGGCTTCGTTCACGCTCTCATAGTTCTCGATCTGGTCGAGCGCCGGTTCGTCCTTGATCTGGCGGCGACGGGTTTCTTCCTGCCAATAGATCGACAGGTTATCGAGGCTGGTGATGAGCATCGCGTCTTCGGGGAAGAAGGGCACGATAACGGCGCGCTTACCGGCCAGCTGCTTGGGCAGGGTCAGGATGCGGTGCGCCGCTTCCTGTTCCGTGGCGGTGTCGCCCGCTGCCTGGAGCAGATTGGCATATTTGTCCTTCACCAGCTTCCAGCCAACGATGACGACAAGGTCGGTATCGCTGCGGTGCCACGGATCCAGCAGATCGAGCGCGTCGAAGGCGAGCGCGTCGAGATTTGCGAAATCGGCATCGGCGGTGGCGACGTTGGTAGCGTCGGCATCGACCACTTCGACCCCGGCGGCGACATAGATCGCCTTGGTCGGATCGGTGGACAGTGCGCCGTCGTCCAGCACGCGCTCTTCGGCATGGGTGCGGATCTTGTGCAGCCAGCCTTCATTGACGTCCTGCAGCAGCGGGTTCGCGCCGACGTTGGTGGCAGCGGCGGCGGACGTGCCGTTGAAGCCGATCATGATGCGGTCGCGGCCCTGCTGTTTCAGGATCACGTCGCGCAGCAGCGTCTGGAATTCCGGCTTGTGCCGCCAAGCGTCCAGCTTCGCATATTTGATCGCATGGTCGAAGTTGGTCTGCTTGCAGAAATAGCCGCCGTCGTCCGTGGTGTCGGTCGGATCGGTGGGCGTGCGGCGCGTGCCGCCTGCGGTGTTGGTGCGGCTCGCCAGCGGGCGCGTGACGGTGACGCCCACCTTCTGGCCCGACTGTTCGGGCACGCCGACGATGTTGATCTGGCTCAGGAACTCGCTCGATTCCTGAATTTTCTCTTCCAGCTTCTGCTCCACTACGGGCGCGACGCTGAATTTGACGGTGGCGTCGGCGACGCTGTTCAGCAGAGCGATCTGGCTGACATAGGCGGTGAAGAGCAGGCGGGTTTCGTTACGCATGTGCGTTGGCTCCTGACGGGCTTGGGGCGGGGCGGTGGTTCAGATGAGCGAGGCGATCAGCAGTCCGTGACGACGCCGCCGTTGCCGCCAGTGGCGGGCGAGCGCTTGAAAGACTGATGCTGCTCCGTGCTGTTCAGCTTGGCTTCCAGCGCATTGAAGCGGGTGCTGAGTTCGGCGACGGCATCGCTGGCAGGCTTGACGGCGGCGGCGATCTGGTCGCCGATGACCTTGCCGAAGGCTGCGACGTCGAAGCTGTTGTCGTTGGCGGGCGGCGGCGGGGGCGGCGTTTCGGTTTCGTCCTTCTTCTCCTTTTTGAAGAAGCTGGCGATGCCGCGCGCGATGCTTTCGCCGAGGGTCTGTCCATCGACCGGGTCTGCGACCAGTTCGATCGCGGTTTCATGTGCGGTGGAAAAGACGTTCGAGCGGGACTTAACCGCGAATTTCAGGGCTTCGGTGCCGAGTGACGCGGGCATGTCCGTGACGGCGAGGCCGACCAGATAAGCCTTGCCCTCGCCCGCGAAGTCGGGGTGGATTTCGCAGCTGGTGAACAGCTTCTGCCCGGCCTTGTTGATCTCGACCAGCTGATCGTTCGCGTCGATCTCGGCATAGAGCGCCAGCAGCGTCTTCTTTTCGCCGTTGATGGTGAGTTCGACCTCTTCGGTCTTGAGCGATAGGACGGAGCCATAGGCGTTGAACGGGCGCTCCGGGCTGTAACCGGCGATATGCTCGCAGTTGATCCGCGCGGTGTAGGTGGCCGGGTCGTAGCTGGCCGCCATCTGCTCCAGCCATTCGCGCTGAATTACGCGGCCATCGACGGTCGCACCTTCGACTGCGACGCGGAAAAACTTGCTCTTTGCCATGATCGGTCCGGTTCCCTTGGTTGCTTGGGCGCGCAGGCGCTGGCCTGATGGGCAGCAGAAAGGGGCCGTCGCGGAGGAAGGCTCAAGGCCCTGCATTTGGACAGGCGGCTATCCAAATAGACGCCAATGATCAGCGGCTTGGGCGCGGGGCATGGTCCGCCGCGATGACCATGCAACGTCCCCAGCCCGGCGCACCATCTGCCATGTGGCAATTCGATCCGCAGCGGCACGCGCGCAGCCTCTACTGGCGCGGGTGGGGCGTGACGCAGATCGCCGAGGAATTCGCACTGCACGGCGTGGTGAACGACAAGGGCGGCCCGATAGCGCGGGCGACGATCGAAAGCTGGAAACAGCGCCATCGGTGGGATGACGCCCCGTCGATCCGCAAGATTGAGGATGGGCTGGAAATCCGGCTGCTGACCCTGATCGCCAAGGAAAAGAAAACCAGCGCGGATCTGGTCGAGATGGACGCGCTGGCGCGCCAGATCGAGACACTGGCGAAGGTGCGCCGCTATGAGGCCCCCGGCGGCCATAGCGGTGACCTCAACGACAAGGTCGCCAACCGGAACGCGGGCGAGCGGAAGAAGGCGAAGAAAAACCATTTCACTGCCGAGCAGGCGGAAGAACTCAAGCGCCTCTTCCTCGACGGTCTATATGATTATCAGCATCGCTGGTGGCAGGCGAAGGATCAGCGCACCCGCATGATCCTCAAATCGCGCCAGATCGGCGCGACCTATTATTTCGCGTTCGAAGCGCTGATCGATGCCATCGAGACGGGCCGCAACCAGATCTTCCTGTCGGCATCAAAAGCCCAGGCACATCAGTTCCGCTCTTATATCGTCAGCTTCGCCAAGCTGGTGGGCGTCGCGCTGACGGGCGATCCGATGCTGATCACGTCGGATCTGCGGCCAGCGGAGGAAGCGGCGGCGGAACTGCATTTCCTTGGCACCAATTTCCGCACCGCACAGGGCCGCCACGGCAATTTCTATTTTGACGAATTCTTCTGGGTCCATTCGTTCGAGGAATTGAACAAGGTCGCCTCTGGCATGGCGACGCATAAGAAGTGGCGGAAAACCTACTTCTCCACGCCGTCCAGCGTAGCGCATCCGGCGCATCCCTACTGGACCGGCGAGCGCCGCAACCGGCGGCGCAAGAAGGAAGATCGGATCAAGATCGACGTCAGCCATGCGGCGCTGG